TAACTAGGAGGATAACACTATGGCACAAACTACATTCTCAGGACCGGTAAAATCTTTAAATGGTTTCATTGGTGCTGGTAAAGGTAATGTTGTAAGCATTTCAGATGCAACATTAACGGCAACTGTAGCAGATCACGCAGGAAGAGTTGTTGCATTAAACAACGCAACTTGTATTGTGACTCTACCTACAATCAGCGCTGCTGCTGATTCTTCTGTTGCGGGTCCAAACGACTACAACAGCGGAAATAACATTGGTGCAACTTTCACTTTCTTTATTGAAACTGCAGCAACTAACTTAGATATCAAAACTGATGGTACTGACAAATTTGTTGGTCAAGTATTAAATTCTAATACTAACGCAACTGTTTTCAGCACAAGATGTTTTGTACCTGCAGCTACTAATGACGTATTAACTTTAAACGGTGGTACTCAAGGTGGTAAAGTAGGATCTATTGTTAAGTTTACAGCTTTAGCAGATAATAAATATGCAGTTGATGGTTTATTAATTGGACCTTCAACTTCAGATGAAGCTGTTGCAACACCTTTTGCAGATAGTTAATAATTAATGGAGCCCTTCGGGGCTCCTAAAATTTTAGGAGATATTAATGGGTATGAAATCAGATGTTAAAGCTACAAGAAAAGATGCTGATGGTTTAGTATTTGCAGGACGAACAAGATTAAGAGGTATTATTCTTGGCGCACCTAATACAACAACTGCAGCAGCAGCTACATTATTAAATGGAACAACAGGATCCAATTATTTTCAAGTTGATGCACCTGCAGGTGATGTATTCGCATACAATCTTGCAGAAGATGGTATCTTATTTGAAAATGGACTTTTTGTAACTGATTTAGTTGGTACGGTAACAGTCGTATACGATAAGTAGGAGGCTAAATGGCTAACACTACTTCTGGAACATATACTTTTGATAAGACTTTTGCGATTGATGAGATCATAGAAGAAGCTTACGAAAGAATTGGAATGCAACCTAATGCAGGTTTTAATTTAAAATCTGCAAGACGTTCATTAAATATTATGTTTCAAGAATGGGCAAACAGAGGTTTGCACTATTGGGAAGTTGCAAATAATTCAATTACATTAGTTGATGGTCAATCAGAATATACTATGTATAGATCAACTTCTGATGGCACTTCTGATGCTACAGCTGTTTATGGTGTAGATGATATTTTAGAAGCTGCTTATAGAAACTCTTCAAGTGTTGATTTTCCATTAACAAAAATTTCAAGAAGTGAATACCAATCTTTATCAAATAAAACTGATGAAGGAACTCCAACACAATATTTTGTACAAAGATTTATAGATAAAGTTACAATCACTTTATACTTAACTCCAGGATCAACAGAAGCTGGAAACTTTATTAATTATTATTATGTAAAAAGAATACAAGATGTAGGCAATTATACTAATGCAACAGATGTTCCATATAGATTTGTACCTTGTATGGTATCTGGTTTATCATATTATTTATCACAAAAATTTGCACCACAAAGAACTCAAGAATTAAAATTATTATATGAAGATGAATTACAAAGAGCTTTAACTGAAGATGGTTCTTCTTCAAGTTCTTTCATAACACCTAAAACTTATTATCCAAATGTCTAATACTGCTTCAGGAAAATATGCTAAATTTATATCTGACAGATCAGGTCAGGAATTTCCATACAAAGAAATGGTAAAAGAATGGAATGGAGCAAGAGTACATATATCTGAATTTGAACCTAAACACCCACAATTAGAACCAAAACCACATACTGCAGACCCACAAGGTTTAAGAAATGCAAGACCTGCAAGAACTGAACCACAAACAGATCCATTATTACCTTCTGATCCTTTTATTATTACATCAGGAAATTCTACTATAAATGTTTATGAACCTTCACACGGAAGATCTACAGCAGATGTAGTTGTATTTAGAAATGTTGATGGAAGTCCGGGAGGATTATCATATACAGTATTTGAAAATTCATCAGGATTTAGTATAATAGTAACAGGTACAGATAATTACACTTTCAATTTAGGAAGCACACCTACTGTATCAGGAAGATTTGGAGGAATGACTGTAACTGCAGGTCCAGTTACATTAACACCATGACATACGCAGAATTAGTAACAAAGATTAGAGATTATTGTGAGGTTGATTCAAATGTATTTACATCTACTATTGTTGATGGATTTATATCTGACGCTGAATTTAGAGTTTTAAGAGATGTAGATTCTGATAATAATAGATCATATGCACAAGCTGATATTGTTGCAGGTCAAAGATATGTAAATACACCATTAATCAATGATGAAACTTTAGTTATTAGATCAGCTCAAATTACTAATTCTACAGGTGGAGCAGATAACTCTAGCCGCTCGTTTCTAGAATACAGAGACACGAACTTTATATCAGAGTATAACCCAACAGGAGTACAAGGATTACCAAAATACTACTCATATTGGGATGAAAACACAATTGTGCTTGCTCCAACACCAGATCAAAATTATAATATGCAGATAAATTATATCTTGAAACCATCAGGATTATCTAGTAGTAATACTGAAACATACTTAAGTAAGGAATTCCCTAACGGACTTTTGTATGCATGTTTAGTAGAGGCTTATGGATTTTTAAAAGGTCCACCTGATATGCTCCAATTCTACGAAGGAAAATATCAGCAAGCACTACAAGGATTTACCGTAGAGCAAATGGGAAGAAGAAGACGAGATGAATACCAAGGTGGATCACCACGTCTTCCTAAAACACAATAAGGAGTAATACATGGCTATAACACAAGCAGTTGCAAATAGTTTTAAAAAAGAATTACTGGAAGGAAAACATGATTTTGAATATTCTACTGGTGATAATTTTAAACTTGCTTTGTATGTCTCTACTGCAACATTGAACTCTGCTACTACAGCGTACACTACTACTGGCGAAGTTTCAGCTAGTGGTCAATACACAGCAGGTGGTGGAGCGCTAGTAAAACCAAATCCAAGTACTTCAGTTGCATCAGGTGTTGCGATTGTGGACTTTGCGGATTTATCTTTTACTGGTGTAACAATTACAGCTAGAGGCGCATTAATTTATAACACTTCAACTTCCAACGCGGCAGTTGCAGTATTAGATTTTGGTGCAGACAAAACAGCAACTTCAGGAACATTTACAATTCAGTTCCCAGCTTTTACAACTTCAGCAGCGATTCTAAGAATTGGTAACGCGTAGGAGGTAACTTCCTATGGCCAACGCTTGGGGCGAACTTAGTTGGAACGCAGGTAATTGGGGTGATCAAAGCAATGTAACAGTTTCTGTTACAGGGTTAAGTAATTCTATTGCCTTAAATTCTGTTGACTCTTATCCAAACCAAGGTTGGGGCTCAGATTTCTGGGGATCAGAAAACTGGGGAGAAAGTGCACTTAATGTTCAATTAACAGGTTTAGGTCTAACTGTAGACTCAGGACAAAATGAATCTTGGGGACAATTAGGATGGAATGCAACAACTACAGAATGGGGTGGACCATCATTAACCGAAGTAGCTATTGGCCAAGATATAGATGTTTCAGGTCAACAATTAAATATTCAAAATTTAGGAACTATTAACATAGAAATTGCAACAGAAGTATTTTTAGAAAATAATCCACTACCAAATTTAACAATAGCAGAAGGAACAATAGATCCAGCTCCAGATGCAGAAGTAACGGGTAATCAATTAAATGTTGAAGTCGGTACTGTTACTGCATTTAATGAACAAGGTTGGGGTAGAGATGATTGGGGCACTGAAGTTTGGGGTGCTCAAGGTATTTGGTCTTTTGTTGATGTAACAGGAGAAGGTTTAACAATTGATTCTGGTGTTAGAGAAACTTGGGGTCAAGATGAATGGGGTGCATCTACTACAGAATGGGGTGGAAACTCAATTACAGATGTAGATATATTAACTATTGCATCTCCAACAGGTATAGAATTAACAGCAGCTGAAGGAATAGTAGATCCTAGTCCAGATGCCATGGTTGTTGGTATTGGAATGACTATGACTTTATCTACGGGATCCGTAGCTAAAGGAGATGCAAATGTTACAACTACAGGAAATCCGTTAGAAATAGCTCAAGGACAAGCTGAATTAGAGGCTGTAACTATTGCAAATGTTACTGGACAACAATTAAATACTAGTTTAAATAGTATCATAGCAGGAGCTTCTGCTGAAGTATCACCAACAGGTGTACAAGCAAATATAGCTCTTGGAAATGAAGTATCTCAGATATGGACTATTGTTGACACAGGGACAACAGTAGCTTATACTGAAGTTTCTACCGGATCTAGTGTCACGTGGAATGAGATTGACACTGCCGCATAAATTTAGTAAATTTTAATAACAAGGAATTAAAAAATTATGGCATCAAGTTATTCAACAGACCTTAAACTAGAGTTAATGGTTACCGGTGAAAAAGCTGGTTTATGGGGCGATATTACAAACACTAACTTAAACATTCTTTCACAAGCTATAGCAGGATATGAATCTGTTGCTGTTAATGCAACAACAGGTGTAACTTTAACATTTTCAAATGGTGTAGTATCAAATGGAAAAAATAAAGTTATTAAATTAACAGGAACTCCAACTACAGATATAAATGTTGTTGTTCCAGATGGAATTGAAAAAACTTACATTGTTGAAGATGGTACAGATCATGGTGGAAATGATGTAACATTTAAAACTTCATCAGGAACAGGTGTAAAATTATGTGAAGGAAATACTTACACTTTATTTGCTGATGGAACTAATGTTGTAAAAGCTAATGAATTAAAAACATGGAGAGCAGTTACTACGACTGAAACTATTCAGGCAGGAGCTCAAATTTTAGCAAATACAAATGCTGGAGCTTGGACTTTAACTTTACCTGCATCGCCATCTACTGGAGATGAAGTATCTATTATTGACCAAGGATATGATTTTAATACAAATGCGTTGACTGTTGGAAGAAATGGATCTAATATAGCTAACAGTGCAGCTGATTTAACAGTTAACACTCAAGGTGCTGGTTTCACATTAGTTTATTCTGGTGATGCAACAACTGGCTGGACTTATAAGGAGAAATAGAACATGGCTAATTACGAAGCAACTAGATATGATTTTGATGGTGCAAACCTTACAGGGATTGAAGGTATCAATACAGGTATCATTGTTCCTTGGACAGATGCTTCTGTACCAAGTGGATTTTTAGAATGTGATGGATCTGCAGTATCAAGAACAACTTACGCTAATTTATTTGCTGTAATAGGAACTACATACGGTGCAGGAGATGGATCCACTACTTTTGATTTACCTGATCTTCAAGACAATGTAGTAATGGGTAAGTCAGGAACTAAAGCTTTAGCATCAACTGGGGGTGCTAATACTGTGACTTCAACTGGAAACGTAGGTGGATCTACAGCTAATGCAACTTTATCAGTAAACCAATTAGCATCACACACTCACCAACTTTATAATCCTGGTCCAAACCCACAAAGTAATGTTGCTATTCCAACTATGCAATATAACGCAAACCCAGGTTCAGTTTTACAACCTATTAATACAGGTGGTGATGCAGGTCACTCTCACAACATGAGTGCAAACTTTACTGGAGATTCAACTTCAGTTTTACAACCTTATTTAACAGTAATTTATATTATAAAAACTTAGGAGAAAATATGGCAACTAATTCAACATGGGTAGTAGTTTTTGAAGATAAAAAAATAACAAAACCTGGTTTTGATAATGGTGATGGAACTACGGGTTTAGGTTATATTTTTAATGAACCTGAATATGATTCTTTTTGGTCTGAATCTAAGTTTTCTAATATTTGGGCTATACAATATGAAACATCTGTTACTTCTAATGAAGTAGAATATAGAGATAACACTCCAAATTCATCATATGCGGATGCTAATTTAGGTGATTTTCAAACTCAATTTATTGCTAAATGGGATGCAAAACACTTAGCACAATTACAATCTAATTGGGACAATAATAATGTTGATGGTGAAACTGAAGCTGAAAAAATTGCTAGATTAGGTGCAAGACCTACTTCTTATTCATCTTAATATTTACTTTACTATAAAATAGTATATAACATGTCTATACAGATATGTTTTTATATACAGATAATTTTTTTAAACCTAGTAAATTAAAATTCTATCAATCTTTATTTTTAAAGACACCTTTAAAATTTGTTAAAGATCCAGCAGGTTTACATTATGGGTTTAGAAGTGATATGTTTGAATTAGTACCAGGATATTCTAAGTACGTTCAAGATATTAAAGAAACCATTTTTAAAAAATTAAAAGTTATAAATACTTATAAAAAAACAGGAACTTTTTTTCATAAAAGAAAACCTAGTAAAAATGGAGAAAATATAGAAAATTTAGGAAGGATACATAAAGACTACAATTCTTATTGGAATTGTTTAATATATTTATCTGGAAAAGAAAGTCTTGGTAATGGGACTTCTTTTTATACTTTAGAAAATAACAATTATACAATAAACGCTTCTATTGCATTTAAAGAAAATAGAGCTATATTGTTTAGAGGCAATATTTGGCATGGTACAACCCAAGTATATGACCCTAACAGTACATGGAGAAATTCAATAAATGTCTTCTTTGAAAGAAAATAGAAATATAAAAATAGATAATCATATAGGTATATATGATGGATTTATTTTAGATAGTGATTGTGACAAAGCTATTAAAATGTTTGAAGATAGAGTTAAATTTAAAAAAACTTTTAATAGAATGCAAAGTGAAAGATTAGGTGGTCATATTAAAAATGATGAAGCTACTGATTTTTATTATGAATTAGATATATGGCAACATGATCTAAAAAATATTATTCTTAATTTTGATGTATGCTTAAAACATTATGAAAATTATACTTCTATAAAAGATTATATAGGTATTGATCAATTTGAATTTACTTGTTTTAAAGTACAAAAAACTTTACCAGCACAAGGCTATCATATTTGGCATGTTGAAAGAGCACCAGGGTTTGATAATTATCGAAGAGGATTAGCTTACACTATATATTTAAATGATATAGAAGAAGGTGGAGAAACAGAATTTTTAAATCATTCAGTAAGAGTAAAACCTAAAAAAGGTAGGGTTGTAATTTGGCCCGCTGGTTTTCCTTATGTTCATAGAGGAAATCCTCCTTTAAAAGATACTAAATATATTTTAACATCTTGGATGTTAATTCCTAGTAATTAAATATGATATATGAATCTTTAATTGAAGCAACTAAGTTTCATGCAAATAATATATCTAATTGGATAGGTGAATCTTTAGCTGAATATAAACATGAAATTTATAAAATAATAAAAGAAAAAAATATTAAAACTATTTTAGATTATGGATGTGGCAAAGCCACTTTTCATAAAATATTATTTAATAATAAAAAAATACCTGGTTCACCTCAAAATATAAATATAACTGGTTATGATCCTTGCGTTCCTAATTTTGAAAAAAGACCCGAAGGAAAATATGATTTAGTACTTTGTATTGATGTTATGGAACATGTTCAAGAAGATAAAGTAGATGAAGTATTAAAAGATATTTTTAGTTTTAGTAATAATGTGTTTTTAACTATCACTTGTTATCCAGCGACTCAAATATTACTCAATGGAAAAAATGCTCATTATACTGTTAAAGATCCAGATTGGTGGAAAGAAAAACTAAAATCTTACAATGGATTATATAAAGCTATTTTTCAAACTAAACCTGATAGAAATAAAATAACTATTAATAAAGAAGAGTGGAAACCTAGTGCAATTACATTAAAAAAATTAAATGAAAATGATAAAACACTAGATGAAACTCAAAAACAAAAAGCAAAACTTATACTTTAATTTTCATCACCAACAAAAGTTTGAATAGTATATCTGGGAATTATATTAGATAAAACTGGATTAACTTTATGGTCTAGTGGTGTCTTTACTATTAATAAAGAATTTCCTACTATTGGAATATATCCAAAACTATTTTCATGTTGAAACATAAATTCTCCACCCCAATTTCTATTCCATCTTTTATTTACATAATAAGTTATTCCAAATTTATGTTTTAAATCTCCGTGCCAATCAATACCGCTATTTTTTGTCATCTTATGCACTGTATAAGTGAACTTACCTTTTATAGAAACAAAAGGTAAATGTTTCATAAGAGTTTCAGAAAATTGAAAATATTTAGGGTCAATATCTAGTTTATCTGGAAAACCAACATGTTTAGTTAGATCTTTATCCCACTCACCTTTAACTGATCTATAATTTAATATTTTTCTTTCTTTGCAAATATCGTTGTGTATTTGCTTATATTTATGATAAGGCAAAAAATTATGAATCCAAAACAATTTATCTTTAAAATTATATACTAGTTTCATACAGGTTTTAAAAAACAGTTAATACTGTATCTTACTCCTTTAGTTACAGGTTTAGTTCCATGTACCCAAATATGTTCAGCAGGAAAAATTATTCCATCTCCTGTTGTTAATATTTCTTCATGTTTTCTAGAAAAGAAAGTAAACTCTCCTCCCTCATATTCTTCATTTAAATTAATAGTACAAGAACCTCTTATGGTTAGGTCCATATCTAAATGATCTTTAATTTCATTACCTATCTCATATCGTAAGATACGAATATTATCTGTGGTATTGATCCATTTAGAATCTAATGATTTAGAAAATTTTATTTTTAAATAACTGATATAATTTAAAATCATTCCTTGTATGTATTGACTACATATTTGAAAACCTTCTTCTAGTTCTTTACTTTTATTTCTATGAGTATGTAAATTTAAACATTTAAAATTATCAGTATGAAAAGTTTTTTCTTTTCCTTCAATGTATTTTAAACTAGTTTCTTGATCACAAAATTCTACATTTTTTTCAAAAAGATTAATTAATAAATCACATTTATCTTTAGGCATAAATGAATTTATACGATAAATTAAATCTGTAACTTTAACATCCATTTTTAATTATTAACTTTCTTATATCAGGTAACCATATATATTTTAAATCACTAGAATCAAACACTGTATGAAGATCAAATAAATCTTCAACTAACACAGCACCTGGTAAATTTAAAGAAGTATTTAAAATATAAGGAAGTTTAGTTTGTTTTTTAAATTCATTTATTAGATTGTAATAGTTTTCATTATGTTCTTTTTTAACAGCCTGTAGTCTGCAAGTATTTTCAACAGACACTATATTACTAACTTTCTTTTTTGCTTTATAAACAAACATCATATAATAAGGTACTTTTTTGTTATCTGTTTTGAACCACTCATCTAAATCTTCATTTAAAATAGAACATGCAAACGGCCTATACCATTCTCTTTTTTTAATTTTATTTATTTTTTCTATACAGTTTTCATGTTCCGCATTTATTAATAAACTTCTATTACCAAGACCTCTTTGTCCTTGTTCCGAACTACCTTGAAAAATAGCAACAACATCTTCTTTTAAGATACGAGCAACCTCTTCTTCATTTGATTCTTTAATAGTATGTTTGTTAATACTAAATATATCATCTACTAAATCATATTCTGGTTTAAAACCTAAGTAATAAGTATTTCTTTTTTTTAATTTATTATTGCTGTAAAATACATTCATTCCAAGTGATATACCATGATCAGCACTCATTGGATCTAAATAAACTGTATTAGAAGTTTCATTATTAAGACGTGTATTAATCAATACATTTTGAGCAACGCCTCCAGTAAATATAATTTTTTTATTTTCAAAACGTTTAAATATATTGAAGACATATTCTTCACAACCTTTTTGAAAAGTGTGAACAAAGTCTAAAGCTTTTTTATTATCTTTTGAATCAGATAATCCAGGTATCCAGTCTTTAGCTAAATTAATATCATCTGGATTTCTTCCTAAATGTTTTTTAAAATATTCTTTATTAAATTTTTGATCTTTCAATATTTGAATATTTTTATCGTAAGATCCATAACAAGATAAAGCCATAGTTTTTCCACAAGGAAATGTCTCATTATATACAGCTAAATTTACTATTTGATAAGCCCACCCTAAACTTACATTATCTCCTTTATAATATTCTTTATAAACTTCATTAAAATTATTATCATAAATACTTACTTTTTCTTCTTCAAGGTTTTTATTAAATTTTCCACTGCCATCTAAAACTACAATATAATCAAAATCTTTATTAACATTGTAAGCAGCACAATGAGCATGATAAATATGATGTTTACATTGAAATTGATCTTCAACTATAATTTTACAATTCTTTTTTTTATTAATAAGACCAAAAAGAATATCAATAATACAGTTAGGATTCCATATTGATATAACTATTAAATCAAAATAAATATTTAATTCATTAATTTTTTCTACAATGTTTAATGTAAAAGCATGACCATATTTTATTTTAGAAAATCTTTCTAATTCAGTATGTACAATTAATTCATTATCTTTAGATATGGTTATGGAACCATTGTGACCATGATGTATTGTTAAAATATTCATTCTATACCTCCTGTATTTATAGCGTAAGAAATTCTAATTTCATTATTTAAATGTGGTGAAACTTGATGAATTAAATCATGAGGAAATATTAAAAAATCAAATAACTTAGGATAAACACTAAATACTTGTGAATCTCTCATAAAATTAATTGCTGAATTATTATTTGTTAGATACAATACCGCAGAACTTTTAATATTATCTCCCGTGTGTCGATGAGGAATATTGTCTCCATTTTTATTTAAAACATTTAACCAACCATGCAAGATTTTTTCTTTCATATGAATTCGTAAAAAAGAATTTATAATTTCGTCTAACTCTTCTTTCCCATCAAAATCTGTATGTTCTTGATAGCCACCCCTAAGAGATATAAAATTTTCATTTTTATTATTTTCTTTACACCAATTTTTTACCTTATTTAACAGTGGTATTTGAATTATTAATTTAGTTTCAACTAAAGGAACTGAAAAAAGCTGATAAGTATTAATCATTTATAAGTATTTTAATTCTTTATATTCTTTATAGTGTTTGTAACAAAGTTCTGTAAACTGTCTTAATTCATTAGCTTCTTTAAAGCTACTAGCATTATATACTTCTATTCCATCAAAACCAAGTTCTTTGGCTATTTTAAATCTATAGTGCCCACAATGTATTTCTTCATCAAATACAACTCCAGGAAAAAGTAGTCCATCTTCTTTCATGTATTTTTTAACCTGATTTAAATGATCTTCTTGCCAATCTACCTTGTTTTGATCAGATAAATAATCCAACGTAATTACGTTGATTTTTTCAGGAAACCATACTATTCTAGCTTTCATAATTTTCATAACTATTATATAGTAGGTTATATGCTACAAAAAGTAAATTTCAAGCCAGGATTTAATAAACAAGCTTCAGAGACCGGAGCTGAAGGTCAATGGGTAGATGGCGATAATGTACGTTTTAGATACGGTCAAGTTGAGAAAATAGGCGGTTGGCAGGAATTAGTAGATAATACAATTGCTGGTCCTATTAGAGATCAACACACCTGGACAGATTTAACTGGTAAAAAATACGCAGCTTTAGGTTCTTCTAAAGTTTTAATTATTTATTATGAGGGTGCCTTTTATGACATCACTCCAATAGAAGCAGATCAAACAGGTGCTACTTTTGATTCTACAACTGGATCAGCTACGGTGACAGTTAATCTAACTGCTCATGGTTTATTACAAGGAGATTATTTTATCTTTAAAGATTCATCAGTGACTTTACCTGGGGGTGGAGTAACAGGATATAATACAAATGATTTTGAAACTAATGTCTTTGAAGTAATATCAGTACCTACTGGAAATACATTTACTATTACCATGCCTTCCAATGAGACAGGAACAGGTATGTCCGCTCAAGGATCAGCGACTATTAATAAGTATATAACTGTTGGTCCTATATTTCAAACACCTGCTTATGGATGGGGTGCAGGTCCTTATGGTGAAGAAGAATGGGGTACAACAAGATCAGTTACAAACGTGACCCTTGATCCTGGATCTTGGTCGCTTGATAATTATGGTCAGGTCCTAGTAGCAACAGTTAAAAATGGAAAAACATTTACTTGGGATCCTTCAAACCCACAACCTTTAGAAACAAGAGCTTCTGTGGTGTCTGGTGCTCCAACTAAATCCGTTATGAGTTTAGTATCAGATAGAGATAGACATTTATTTTTAATGGGAACCGAAACAACTATCGGAACAGCTTCAACTCAAAATAAAATGTTTGTTAGATTTTCTGATCAAGAAAATATTGGAACATATGAACCTACAGCAAATAATACTGCAGGTACATTTTTATTAGACCAAGGTAATGAAATTATAACTGCTGTTCAAGGTAAAGATTATATTTTAGTACTTACCGATCAAGCTGCATATCAAATTCAATTTGTTGGACCACCTTTTACTTTTACCCTTAGACAAGTAGGAAGTAACTGTGGATGCTTAGGTCAACATGCAGCAGTGTATGCACAAGGTGCTGTCTTTTGGATGGGATTTGGTGGTGGTTTCTTTATGTTCGATGGTACGGTAAAACAATTACCTTCTCTTGTTGAAGACTTTGTATTTACCACTCAAGGAAATGCTTTAGGAATTAATTATGATGCTAATCAAATTGCATACGGTTATCACAACTCTCTCTATAATGAAGTGGGCTGGTACTATGCAGCTAGCGGCTCGCAGCAAATTAATAGAAACGTAATTTATAATTTTTTAGAACAAACTTGGACAACAGGTTCTTTATCTAGAACTTCTTATAATGACGCTCATACATATAACTTACCTTATGCAACAGAATATACATCTAATGGAACACCAACTTTTCCTGTTATTAATGGTGTAACTAATACTTTTGGATCATCAGAATACTGGGCTCACGAAATAGGAGTTAATGAAGTTGATGCAAATGGTAATGCAACAGCTATTGCTGCTTATGTTCAATCAGGAGATTATGATATTTCTGTTCAACAAGGATTGCAGGGTGATGGAGAAAATATTATGAGAGTATCAAGATTTATACCGGACTTTAAAAATTTATCTGGTAATGCAAAAGTTACAATGTTTTTTAGAAACTATCCAGCAGAAACAGAACAGTCAGATTCCAATGGTCCTTTGGTTACAGGTCCTTTTACTATTAATACAACAACTACATTTGTAAGCACTAGAGTCAGAGGAAGACAAGTTAGTATTAAAATAGAAAATGACGCTGTGGATGAAACATGGAGATATGGTACATTAAGACTAGATGTACAAGCGGGAGGTAGACGATAATGGCTAAGATTAGTGCAATTATACCAGAACCTACTCCACAATATGAAGAAAATAACCAAAGACAATTAAGAGAAGGTTTAGATACTTTAAAGAATGAATTAAATTTTGGTTATCAAGAAGATTTAAAACAAGAGTTACAAAGATTTACATGGTTTAATATGAGGTTTGGTTGCTAATGAGTGGATGTAATAATGTTAATGTCGAGCCTACAGTTATTGGTGGTGGAGATGGATCTACTGCTTATGATGCATTTGGACGATTAAGAGTTTCTAATCCTTTAACTATTTTTGATAGTGGAAATATCATGTCAAAGAATGATCTCTTTGATGAATCCTTAACAGCGTCAGGAACAGTTACTTATACATCAGCAAAATCTACAGTTAATTTAAATGTGACTACAGCTAGTGGTGATAAAGTGATTAGACAATCTAAAAGAGTCATGAGTTATGAACCAGGAAAATCATTACTTATATTAAATACCTTTGTAATGAATGCACAAGAATCTGGATTAGAACAACGTGTTGGAACTTTTGATGCAAACAATGGAATCTTTTTTGAAGATACAGGAACAGGTTATCAAATTGTAAGAAGAAGTTATACATCAGGTTCAAGTGTTGATGATCCAATTGCACAGTCAGCTTGGAATGGTGATAAATTAGATGGTACAGGAGCTTCTGGCTATACACTCGATCCAACTAAAGCA